GGCCATTGAATATGAAAACCAATCATGTTTATTGTCTCCCTTTGACAAACGTTGAAGCGGTTAAAATTAAGGACATGGTAAATATAACCAGGACAAACCAAGTTATCCAATCCATCTCTACAACACGTAACTGAATAAGCCACAACTCAGCGAACCAAGATACAAAGTTGATTAAAAATGCGGTAGCTTTTAGTTTAAAAGAATCATTATAGTTATACACTAATAACCTCCTTGTACTTTGGCGTAACTACCAACGGCCAATAACAACATAAACAATATGAAAATGAGAATCCACGTTATCAATTCTCGCGTGCCGCCATTCATTTTATTTTCGCATCCTTTTACGCATTGCTTTCTGTTCTTGCACTTTGCGTTTCTTAGTGATTTGTTTACGGTTCTTAATACGTTTAGCGCGGGCCGTTAAAATCTCTACTGCGTTAGCCCACATGGGCTTATCTTCGCCATTAGGCTTAGCGAGCATCTTTCGGGCACGTCCAAGGGTCACTTTTTTCTTATTGCGAGCTTTCTTTTGCATTATTCTTCAACGAATCCTTCGTAGCCCTTTGACCGGACTACATAGTTGATGTCTATCAATTCGTACTCATCAGGAAATGATTTCAGCGTATCGATAGATATCGTTTTTACAGTTTTTGTTTCGAGGTGCCATACTTTAGCGAACATATCCATAAGTGTGTATGAACGACGTTCTCTATCGTATTCCTCAGAAGATAAGACCCAACCACACGGTTCTGTATGGTCAATAGATCTCAAACGAACAATCATTAATTGCATTACAACTGAACCACCATACTGAATAGCCCTTTCCAAAGAATTTCCGAAAGCTATGTCGAATACCGTATCTCCATCGGTGGTTCCATACCTAATCAAATATACCAACGAACATACCTTATCATACATCCACGGGTCTAGATTGTAGGTACGAACTGGGATTAGACGTTCGTTCTGGTCTTCGTCAATTATCTCCGCGGCCAAATCTTCTATAGTTCGACCGTTCATGAACATTATCCAAATCTGTTACTGATCTTCTGATACATAACGCCATCAACATTGAAATTTAGATGGAAACGGTTGTCACCTTGGTTCTGGTTAATAGGTAGATCCATGCCGACATCAATATAACCGTCACCACCCTCCAGTGTCCATCCAACTACAGCGCCTTCCGGAGATGGTTCGATACCAAGCGCCTTGTAGACGTCGTTAAGGAGCACCCAGCCCTGCAACTGTAATTTACTGTTCAAATATGAGATGTTCGAGTTGATGAAGAAGCGATTTACTTCCCGGTTGTCAGAGAACTCAGTAGATACACCACGCTCAAAGACTCGAGAATATACCATCGGACTCACCTTTTCAGCAATAACGTTGGTGTCTTTCGAGACCTTTTTGGTCTTTCCGTCAATTTCCTCTTTGGTGACCACTGTTTGCTTATCGGCGCCAAAATATAGACGCTCATCAACATCAGAGCCAAACTCCTCTACAACCCGACTACGATATTGTTTAAACCCTTCGTCCAGAACCTTTACGGCCGCGATAAGGGCTTCGTTGCGGGCTTTCATAACGCCGTGGCTGGCTAAGATTAAATATACGGATGTAGAAGCCAACAGAATAGATGGACCATATACCCGAATATAAGCAAGCAATAGTTTACCGTATAGAGGGGTCATAGTAGATGCTTTCTCAGCAGCAGAATAATCACCGGTCTCGTCGATTACTTCTCGGGTATGTGCAATTTCAAGGTGGTTTTCCATTACGTCATACTCGGCTTCTTTGTGCGCACGAGCAAGCATAATACCAGCTGTTACACCAGCGGCAATACCAACACCAAGGAAGATTTCCGGGGAATATGTTTTTGCCGTGTACATCATTTTACCAACTTTTGGAGCTGCTTTCTTACCAACGGCCGTGTTAAGAATTAAGCCCGTCAATTTATTTTTCATGATTATCTCCTTAATATGTTAAAACCATCAAGCCTAAACAAACCAGAAGGCCTCCTCCGAAAAACGGAAGGACCTTAAGAGCCATTTTAGTTAGCATTTCGTCAGCATCTACCAAGAAAGACATAGCAATTTGGCAGACACCAATGATAATCCCCACAATGGCCAACGTGTCAATCAGTGAATCTTGTAATATAAACTCCATGATTATCTCCTAACGATCATATTCTGGTTCTGGTAGATCGATAATCCAACCAGAAGGGGTTTTTAATACATTTGCTTGTGAAATATTACTCCAACCATAACGTTCAGCGGTATGATGCGCGGTAGCTCCGGAAAGAGTATACATATCACCGACAGTTACCCAACCGTACTTCGCGATGCGCTCGAACATCTGAGCAAGAACAGCCTCTGCGTCAGGGCGTCGCATGAAATATATCTCCTCATCCATAACCGAACGAGGGGAACCAGACACCATTCTACCACGCTGAGGTGGTTTCTGGCGTTGCTGGTACATGTTGTGATAGCTGCGTTGATTCCCACCGTAACGATTGACTCCACGATATCCGTTTTGTCCACCGAATAATAGCATGTCAAGAGCGTTCGCCACGAAGTCAGATATGATACCTTTGAATGCTGGTAGCAATATCTCATCGTATAGACCAGCTGTAGCATTACGAATATCACTAGCAACCCGTCGCTTGCGACCCTTTTTCACGTTACCCGTAGTCACTGCGATAATAGGTTCTGGTTCGTCTGGCGGTTGGCTACTAAAGCTATTACTCGGTAGATCCTCAAGATTAATTTTTCTTTCTGCCATTATTGGTTCTCCGAAATATGCCAATTAATACCGTACGGCTCTACGATAAGCTCTTGACCCTTTTTAGATCCAACAAACCATTTATCAATGTACGTAAACAGTTCGTTCGTGGTCAAATATAGGCTGGCCGGCTTGTCGCTATCACCAGCAGCACCGGTAAACCATTTACTGTTATCAGCTAATCGAGCGTAGAACGGCCAATATACCAGGCTATTTAGGTCCATAGAACACACGATCGGATATAACAAACCATTGACATGATTAACACTACTAAGCGCAACCGTATCAATAATCTGGCGAAGGAACCACCAGCCAAAACGGTTGGTCTCCACAATATGTGTCGTGTATGGAACGTCGCTAGGTTTAGTCTCCAGCGCAGCTCGCAATTCAGTTGCATTCTGATTGATAATGATCGGGTCTTGCAGATGGTCTCGCATGACCGTATTACCGTTTACCATCAACATAATCTCTGTGGGCGAGCCGGTGTTCGTTAGCATAAAGTTGGCAATATGATAGTTGTAGGCCAGTTTACTCATAGCCGGAACTACCAAACTACGATGGACTGTAAATACCTCTACGTCTTCACCAAATGCAGTCACAAAATAATTGTCATGGCTGTCCGCAATGTAGAAATCGGAAATATCGTTCGTGATTACAATGTAACCAGTATTTACACTCATACCAGTTGCACCCCCAACATGACAGGCCACCATAGTCCGATTTTTAACGACAGATAGCAGGTGTTCATACAGGTTTAGCGGGGATACGTGGGTTAGGCGCCGACGATTTTCAACCATGTCTGGAGGAGAGTCTGTCAGAATATAGTTATCACGCACGTTAACCATGTATTCCGCAGCTTGTTTAATAGTAGGAAGTAATCGATCATCAAACATCATCAGATATTCTTCAAACATGTATGACTGATAGGCATCGATCAATTCATTAACGTTCATCATTGAAATATTCATCTTCGGTCTCCGTTTTAGGTTCTTGCTCACCGACAAGTGAGGAAATATAAACACCGGCTACAAATCCAGTAAGTCCACCAAGAATCGCACCAATCTTATGTAAAAGGAGCTCGTCTGCATCTGGATTATTGAAATATCGCTTATTAAGCTTATCGAATAGTTTATCTAACATAATAAACTCCTACTTAAAATGTTTCGGTGTTGCTTCAAATACAATTACAACACATGGTTTATCTTTATCGGTGAGCATGGAATCCAGTCGCAAATTAACCATACCGTTTTCCACATCCCAACCAATATCATCGCCGTACGTGATCGCAGCTAGACCGACTCGTTCGTAGAATTCATTAATACTTACGAACATGTCTGAATATAACAGCTCATTAACCTCAATTACAGCCCGTTTAACGTCTTCGACACTGTCGGCCTTAAAATACCGATCAGAATATAAATCGTAACACAGTACCGAATCGCCGGTTAATAAGGCCATTGGTGGTGCTGTTAGGGGTTGTGCTGATTTGGATAGGATCTCTTCTGTCTTTTTCGGCCCAGCAATTTCTAGCATGTTCTCTTGGACTTTCTGTAAATATGCCTGTGTAGCTAACAATAGCGACGAAACAGCAGCATATCGTCTATTAGAAATATGTACGCTAGTCATAACTAGGGCTGACGATACCATAAGCATACCAACAGTCGGAATATAAATGCGCCCAACTAGTTTTGCCTCGTCCTTAAACTTATCTAGACCATTTTCCGCAATAAAGGGTTGATTCGCATCTAAAATATCATTGGCAACTGGAGCTGCTTTAGCGGCCATAACAGTAGCGCTAATGAAGCCAGCAATACCGGAAGCAGCCAAAATGCCAGGAGAATGGGCTTCTAATGACAGACTAAGACGCTTTAGATTCATCGTCAGCTCCTTCATTCCAGTTGTTAACAGTATAGAATACATTTACTTCTGGCTTTACAGCTTTGATCAAAATATAAATAGTCGCTACTGTAAGAGAATACTTAAGTAATTTACACATTGTTATCTCCAAATTCCAAAAAATATAAGTCCTTGTTAGGGACTTATACTTATAAATAAACTTATGCTTCTGTAGGGGTTTCTGGCAAAGCAGGCACTTCAACATTTTTGGCATCGAAGTGGGCATTGACCTGTTTAATGATTGCCTGGCTGGCTAAACCGATGGTAACCTGAATACCGATACCGACGATCAACGTGACGCCGGTTTCGATAGCGGTTTCCTTTGCGGATTTGCGCCATTCTGGGTCTTTCCAAAACGGGGTTCTTGCTTCCTTCTCAACTTCTGGGTTTGTGTGCATTTCTGACATTGTTGTTATCTCCTTAAGATAAAAGTTAATATGGGTTCTACTACAACCCTTGTAAAATTCGCGAATTATCGACGGATTCCAAATATGCCAATAAGAACCACCATGGCTACCGTCGAATATAGACGGGCTCGAACTGCTTCATCAGCCGTCTTTTGAAAAGCACTACCGAGCTTCTCCAAACGGTCCGTAACATCTAACAAATGTTCGCTTAAACGAACAATATCGCGCTCCGTTTTCTCGGCTAACTCTTGTAGTTCCGGGGAAAGTTCTACAGTATGCTTCATCACTATCTCCTTTAGAAAAATATAAGTCCTTGTTGGGGACTTATACTTAAAACATCTTTAACGACTAATTTTTGGGATCCATGAAAATGCTTTGGACGTTACGACATGCGCTCGCTCAAAATTCATCAGTAATATAATGGATACCAATGTTCCGGCAACTTTCACAATATCTTCTACGAGTACACCTTTGTATTGCGCTGGTATTTGGTTCTGTACCTGCACGATAGAAAGATAATCGCTTAAAACACGATGATAGTTTTCATCTGTTGGGTCCATCATATCTAATTTGGTTTTCAAACTTGTTGCTAAGTAATCCAAATCAGTTTCTTTCATTGCTATCTCCTTAAATATGGATAAATGGGTTCTATTATAGTGGTTGTAGTTCTTGCGAAGTAACTACTTCCCAGGAGTCCCAGTCGTCATTCAAATATGAACAGAGACTCAACCAATCGGGAAACGTCGTGTTACAACAACCGAAAGGGCAGGTTAAACTCCCGCGCGCGGTTAAGGGGTTGAAGAATATGGTTTGCTCTCCGTTTGCGATGAATCCACCGTTAATTAGGTGGTCATACAAATCTTGATAAGGCCAGTCTTTTGGTAGAGCGGCATAAATATTAATGTAGTTATTATTGAAGTTCATTAAAAGCCTCTGGTTTTTTTTTTTTGAAAAATATAAACCCTTGTTAGGGGTTTATACTCTTTCTAATACTATTTAAATGTGTGTAGTTCAACGTACGCCGTAACAAAGTTCATATAGGAAAGTCTAGCTTTTGCACTAGTTAACGAGTTGTATTCCTTTCTCCACACATCCAAAATATCACTTTTTATTGCTTCCCGCTCAAACGGGTCTTCAATAACGGTAACAACAGGATGTCTTTCGATAACGGAATACAAGGCTTCGTCAATAGAGCCTTTTTTAAACATTTCAATAAACATATTACAGTGTTTCTTAAACATTTTAAATCTCCTTAATAGTTAATAAGTTCTATTATAGGGGTTGTGTTTTTCGCGAAAAATATAAATAGTTGTAACATCAGAGTTTCATATTGTTCTGCTCCCTAGTTGGGAGGTTATCTTGTAAGTTTCTCTTGCTATGTGGAACCCTCTTTTATGTTTGGTTATTATGGGGTTCTATTATAATCGCTGTAATTTTCGCGAGGCAAAAATCTATAACCGTTGTTGGTGGCTATAGATTCTTTCGTATTTAATTGTTAATCGCTTTCATCTTGGTTTCTACGTTGATTCCTACCGTCAATACATCGTCGCAGCAACTCATTGGTATCTTCCATTTGTTTCGTTAACATGGCCATTCCCTGACCAAACTGTTGGTTAACCAAATATAACAAGAGGAGTAATACGCCGGTAGACGGAAGATCTCGCGCTATTTGATATAGAAATTCTTCCATAAATATCTTATCCTAAAGGTCGGCGCTCGCCGTTAAGTAGGTCAACTCACACTGATAAGTGTAACCGGTAGAACCGTTAGCTGCTGTTGATCGATACGAGAATTGTCGTGTCGAATGTTGTTCCGTTATCTGACTACGAGTCGTGTCGCTAGTGCAGTAGAAATTCCAACCACTACCAACACCGTTTTGTACCCACCCGAAATATACAAGCGGTACGGCTCGCATAACAACAGGCCAGTCAAAATGACAGAAATTTTGTGACGGAGCGCCATTCACATACACATCGATCCAACGTTTATCAGCTGCCGAGGTAATTGCATAGTAATATCGTTGGCAACGAAGCAGTTCTACCTCGTCGGGCAATCGATCATACTCATGAGCAGTACTACCAATTTCTAATTGCAAGTCCGTAAACATAGCATAGTTGTTAACCGCCGCCATCAAATTTACTTGCCCATATGTACGGGCGTTTGCTACTGAGCCCCAGGACTCTTGCAAATATCCAGCGCCAGTGAACACGGTTGAGGCAGACAACCAGAAATTAACCCGCAGTCCTTCAGCAGAGTTGGACGAGATAGCATTAACCACATCTTTAGGAAACGTTATAGTAACTTTTTGGGTAGTATCTGCTGTGTTGTAGTCAAAATATTTACTGACGTTAGAACTACCGTGGGTAATATTGTTAAACTCTACGATGTAACGGCCTGTAACGTTACTTCTAAATAAGAAAGATATTGTCAATTCTTTTGCGTAAGGGGTGCCAAAATATGCGTTAGCGAGCCTGGATCCTTCCACACGTTGTTGTAATAGCGTGTATTTAGTAGTCGTTCCTGGGTCACTAGCTGTTGTGACCAACACCCTTAACCACTTACGATTAATACCATAGTCAGCCCGTGTAACTTTATCTACTTGTACTGCACCATTAGCGTTTATACCAATCATCCACCGGTCTGGTCCGTCTGAAGGAAATCCGGTAGTTGTCAACGGAGCTGGCGTTCCTGCTCGTTGGTTGATTTGCATACGACCGTTATCAAATAAGTTTCGATACGGAAACGGTTGATCTACTAAAAGATCAATTTGGTTCTGTAAATTCGCAGCTTGATTCGAGTCTAACTCATCCTGTAGATTACTAAACCACGTGTTGAACTGGTCGTACCATTGGGTCAATAGCCCATCTACAGTTACTTGTTGTAAAACACCAGAAGCAAAAGGGCAATCTTCGGTCCCTACTTTATTCTCAATATTAGCTTGGTAAAGATCCGTAGCCGCAGCGGGAACAGTAATGACAGCCAATGGATATTGTTTATGGTCATCAGTATCTACTAAGGTAGGTACCACGGGTGAAGCTGCGGCGTTACCCTTAACGACTACAATCGTGTTTGCACGCGTTACTTGTCGAATATCAAAATCCAACGCGATAATATCGTATCGATTATAGGCAGCATCAGCCGTATCCAAAGTGATTGGTAAAACAGCATCGTTGTTTATCCAGCTATCTAGAAACCAAGCGCGTCCAGTTTGAACGTTAACGGTTAGACCGGTATTTTCTTCAACCAATAAGTTTCCACCAAAAGGGATAACCCCTTCCACTAAAATGCTACCAACCAACTTATTAAAGTCTGTAGCATCATATAATCGATCAGCTAATTCTGAATTGAAAAAACCAGAGGATACACTCATAGTTATCTCCTTTAAAGTACAAAATCGAAAGAAACGTACTTGGCTTCCCCATCACCTTCGATTGAGTGTACATATTCTACAGCTCTTGCCGGAACATCGTGCCCTTGAATAACGCACTGCACCAAGTCTCCCAGAAAGAAATCCGTTCCAAATACAAATTGTACATCTGTTACAAACTGCCCATCAAAGACTAAAATGGGTTGTAAATCAGCTAATTGTTCTACACCTTTATAGAATATAACAGTGCCGACCTCGCCATCTGTTAGATCATCCTCACCGCTTACTGTACGTGTAATAGACTGCTCAGAATATGTTTCCCGCCGGTCTAATCCTTCCGGTTCCGAACCAATAAACACCATAGTCCGTTGAAGAGACGGAATTTCATCTTCAACAATTACTAAGGTTGCGTTTTTACTACCGTTCGTAATATACTCATACTTAGAGTTCAATACGTTATCAAACTCTCGGGAGAATATAACAGGCGGGTTGGTAAATTGTTCAGAAGATCTATCTTTAGGTTTATAAAACGAGAAAACTAGTGAAAAATCAACTAGCGACACTTTGAACCCTAGCCCGTTTGTGGCCGCTACTGAAGATATAATCTCGTATAGCGTGCCCGACGTAAACTGGTCTACAGCTGTAATAGTAACCTCTGGGTTGACCACGTACGTAAACGCTGGAATAACTCGCTTTGAGTTAGCCGGATTTACAATGTTATCCTCGATCAAACCAAGACAAGCTGACTGTACAGATCCGTTGATGTTAAAAATATCGAGCGGTACACGCCGATCCAACAAAATGTCACACGTATGCCCTTTAATAACTAGACTATCTCCGAACTCCTCGTCGAACAATGGGCTAATATCTTCGATAATCATTACTTGTTCAGTGTCGTTCTTAGAAATATAGTTATCAACAGCTACGTGCGGCGATAGAGAGTATTCAAGAGGTACTTTTAGTTCTAATTCCCCAGCCTCTCCATGTCGTTCGGACCATACCATAGAATATATGATATCAACTACAAAAACGTCATGCAGTAAACTGTTTAAAATTCTTAGTTCTGCCATAACTACACCCCTTCATACAAAGTTTCATGTTCAATTGTAAGGGAGACGTTATAGATCTCACTTTCCGTAGAATATACAATAGGGTTATCCCCCGGATATAGTCTAATCCATGTCCCATTACGTCCAAGCGCATGTAGAATATTGTATTCCGTTCCATAACGTAGCAGTGTAGCCGACTTTCGCCCGCTTCTTGTATCGATTGTTATACGGTCACCAGCTTGAATGGAAGACCCCATAACCATAGCTACAATATCGACGTCAATCGTCATGATTTCACCATAGCCGTTATTAACGAATGTAATATCGCCAACCGGGCCTGAGAAATCGAATCTAAATATAAGACCTGTCGGTACGTCTCCGGTGTAGTTTACCACATACTCTAAAATATCAAAGACCTCACCGAATATCAAAGACGGCGCATCTGCAATATTATCATAGAACGGAAACGTAAACATAGGTGTTGTCCCAGAATACAAAATTGTTTCTGTTCCAAGCGCCAAGAAGAAACTTGATGGAACTTCTAAAGTCACTACGGCATTTTGAATTGAGGAAAACATGTTGACTGTGTTCGACTTAACAATTCCAACTGCTGTGGCAACTCTAGAATCCGTTGTGGCCGTTATGGTTACGACCCCTTTTGCAGGAAATAGGCGATACAGTTTTTCTCGAACCAGATCGCCAGCCTTTCCCGTCTTACCAACTTTAAGTGTCAAAGAAATGGTTCTACTATTAACCTTAGCGGAGTTATAAATACCCCCATCAAAGGTTGGTCCCCCAGAGATATTAATGGTGCTCTCTGGGGGGCCTAGTCCATCGATTGACACTATAGACAGTTCCGGATCATCAGCGTCATTTAATGGTATAACCATACTACCATATGAGTTTGATACCGAAATAGACCGTAGTGACATTATCCTAATCTCCTGTCCTTAGACCTGCTCAGATGGCTACGTGTTTCGCGCCAAATTTGAGTGGTGTTAAGGGCCTTAGGTGAGTAATTATACTGATTGTATGTTACATCACCATTACCAGACGACTCCCCAGACTCCTTGGTATTTGATCCGGATTGTCTAGTCATATCCGATGATATTTTAGCAGCGATAGATCCAGACCGCATGGACGAGCCCAGCGAACTGAGTCCTGATTCCACATAGCTTAAATCTAGCTCTGGTGTAATGACTGGCGACATACGAACGTCGGATTCCAATAATCTGTTCATAGCGTTCACAGCCGCTTTCATCCCATTTTGAGCATTATCGCCAAGTTCTTCTGCAGCTTGTTTTACAGCAGCACCACCACGACCTAGCGTGTTAACAATGGCTATTGTAATGAACTTAGTTAGGTCTGTAAACACCTTAGACGGTGAATGAATACCTAACGCCTTCATAAAACCATCAACAGCAGCTCCCGCGATCTCAATTAGTGCGTCCTTAACAGCGCCGATACCATCGAACAGACCATTGATTAGGCCTGTAATGATAGCACCAGCTAATCCTACAAAGGATTCAACTAACTGTGGCGCGTATTCTTCAACCGTGTCAGCCATACCATCGATTACGTCAATGATAAACTGAGCGGCAGCCTCCAACACATCTGGTAAGCCTTCACCAATACCCTTAATAAACTCGGCAATGATGTATAGAGCGGTCTCAACTACCTCGGCAATGTTGTCCTCAATACCTTCCAAGAAGGCCATGAGGAGTTCGAAAGCCGTCTCTATAAGATCCGGTGCGGCGTCTAGAAGTGTTTCTAGCAGAGTTGTGATTAATACTAGTATGCCCTCAACGATTGCCGGGGTAACCTCGACAATAGCGTCAATCAACACCAGTAACAACTCCACAGCGGCTTCTAAGAGCTCTGGGGCTTTCTTAGCAATTGTAACTATGAAGCCTGTTAAGGCCTCTGCCAAAGCGATTCCAATGGCTGGCAAGAGCGTAATCACAACAGTGATTATACCAGCTAACGCTCCTGCTATAGCGGCCCCACCGGCAGCTAATGTTGTTAGACCGATTCCAGCCAGCACCAAACCCAGACCCAGTGCTGCAGCTCCAAGACCAACTAATAACATAGCGGCCCCGATACCGAGCATTATGGGAACCACAGGACCAAGTAGTAATCCTGCTACTGCAAATATAGCTAAAACACCAGCTAACGCAACTAGAGCTTGGAGAATTCCTTCCCAACCAATAGCTGATAGAGCTGTCATGGCTTCAGCCAATACCAAAGTAGCAATGCTAAGCACTAATATAGCAGCAGCTCCAGCAATAGAGCCAGCCATTAGTTTAGCGGCAACTCCTAATATCAATAAGGAAGCGCCTAGGGCTACGACAGAGCGCAGAATTGAATCCCAACTCATACCTCCAAGCTTAGCCATAGCGTCTGCTATTAGTAATATAGCACCAGCCGCAATAGCCATAGTCGCAGCACCTAACAACCCGCTACTCATTAGTTTGACAGCACCTGCTAAAATAAGAAGAGCCCCAGCCATACCTACCAAACCACGAAGTAGTTCTTCCCAAGATATAGCGCCCATCTTAGAGACAGCAAGAGCCGTAACTAATAACGCAGCGGACATAGCAGCTACACCAACGGCCGCTAATATAAGTTTTTCGCCCTTAACGATCCTAGAGAATATAGCAAAGCCCGCTAAGGCTGCTCCAGCGGCTAATAGCCCTTGTTCTAAAGTGTCGTAAGGTATTTTACCTAACAAATATAACGCACCTGCCAGAACGATAAGAGATACGGACATAATACCCATAGCCACAGCAGCAGATAAAACTTTGTTAGATAGCGGACCGGACGACAAGGCCTTCATTGCGACAATCAGACCAGTGATAGCCACGCCAGCCGTAGTTAACCCATTAGCTAGCTCGTCAGGGTCCATTCGAGAGAAAACAGCAACTGCTCCAGCTACTATAAGTAACGCAACGGCAATAGCTATTAGTGAAGCAGCTGCAGCAGCCATCCCCTTACCGCCAAATTTAGACATTAACACCATACCGCCATACAAAGACGCCATGATAGCTGCTAATGCCCCAGCGGCTTGATCTAACTTGTTAGAATCGATCAGAGATAATGCAACAGCGGAAGCAGCAATAAGAGCGACAGCTGTGGCTATCTTCATAAGGGTTTCGGCTTTAAGGTTGTTTTGGAACGACGTTAAAGTATCCTCCATAGCACCAAAGGCGCCTGTAATGGAAGATCCAATACCCTCATTAGCGGCAAACAACTTGTCAAATACATCGCCAAGCCATCCGCCACGAACCAAACTATTTAAACCGACCAATAACGCGGTTACAAGAGCCGTATTGATAACTTTTATCAAACCAACCCAATCAGTACTTCCAGCTTTGTCGGTTAAATATTCAACCAAATTAGATAAGGCGTCCCCTGCGGCTTTTGCTATGTTCTTAAGAATGGGAAGTATCACTTCTAGGATACTTGTAAGCCAGGACGCACCTTTTCGCATACCGTTAAAAATATCACCAATGAAACTAAAGTCTAGACGGATTCCGCCAAAGAACTTTCGTATTCTAGATCCATCGAATCGCTGAAAATATTCCAGTACGTCTTGTACAACGTCTAGATTTTTCACCTTATCAACGAACTCAGTAACCCTCTTAACTGTATCACGAACAGCTTGCTTGAAAGCCTCAAATTTAGCTTGAATTATTGGGATCTGATCAGCTAGTAGTTGGATAAAAGCCTTAAAGTCGTCCCAAGTAAGGTCTTGTAGATACTTTAAAACTTTCTGTACAGGCTCTAAAGCCATGAACTGTTCAAATAACCAATAGACGCCATAACCAAGAGCCTCGACTACTTTCAAGACAGAAAATAGAGCATTTCGAACCTTATCGAAGAAACCGACAAGGTCTTCTCTAGTTAGTGACTGGAAATATCCGACAATGTCTTGAACGGCTTCTAAGCGCATAAACTGATCTACTAGATCTGATAAATATCGAATCCCAGCCTTGATGTAAACAATAACTAGGTTTACAACTTTACCAAATAAGTCGGTACTCTTTAATGCGTTTCGAAGGGCATATAGATACTTTCCAGCTCTAACTGCAAACTCTAGTAGGCCTTCCCCAGCTGGGTTAAGTGATTTGAATAGCGTACCTATCGGTTTAAGTATGGCTAAGATAGCCATCTTCAAAATATCGATAACGCTAAACACGCCCCGTAGAATCGCTTTAAAGTTCTCAGAAGATTCTTCTCCCATTTTGAACTTTTCAATCAACTCTACAACCCACTTGGTTAGACTGTAAAGTTCACCGGCTCTAACTGGTGGAAACACGTCCCTAAGAGCCTCTTTAAAGAGACCTGTTATGTGAACGATAGACTCCATAGCGGACATGAAGCCTTTTATAGCTAGGTCTCTACCGCCCATAGCAGCCCAGAAGCCTATTTGGCTATTGCGGGCTTCTGCTGATGCTGAGATGATACCTCCAAAGAAGTCACCGATAGCACCGAACAGTTCTTTTGCTTCCTCAAAGTCGCCTAGAATCAATCGCCATGTTTCTGACCAACCAGATTGTAGCGATTCCATCATAGTGTCTTTAAGTTGGGTTAAAGTTTTGATGTCTGTAGCCGCAGCATTAGCCATCTCACCGAGTTTGATAATCTCTGTGATTTGTTCCTCGGTATAGCCCATTGCCTCTAACTGTTGCTCGGTAAGGTCCCCTGTAAACTTAGATAGAGTTTCCAACAAGATCTCGGAGCTTAACCATCCCCGCTGTAGTGTTCCTCGGAAACCACCCTCTTGTTCGATCATCTTATCGACGGCTATTCCATGAACTCTAGCTGTTTCTAAGAGCGCGTTTTGGAATACCTCACCGCCCATACCGGCGTTCACAACGCTGTTCCAGTCTTGTAGTTTTACAACACCGGTAGCAATAGCTTGTGAGAGCTGATACATAGCATTTGACGCTTGATTCGCATCAGAACCACTGACCGCTGCTAGGTTGGCAATACCTTTAATAGCCGCTACTGAAGTGTCCAACTCTACGCCGGCCGCGGTAAACTTACCGATCGACTGCGTCATTTGCGTAAAGTTGTAGATCGTCTTATCTGCGTACAAATTAAGCTCGTTTAGAGCCTTCTGCACGTCTGGTAGCTGGATGCCTTTGGACGAGGTGTTTGCTAGGATCGTTTGTATAGACCCCATCTGGACTTCATACTCTTGTAAGCCCAATGTGATTGGTTCTAATATGTTTTGACGAAACAAATTTTTAGCAACGTCTAGCGCAGCATTCGTAATACGGTTGAGAACCGTTGCCGCAATAATACCCATTCCAGACAGTTTATTAGATATACCGTCTACGGCTGAACCGAGATGCGATAAGTCTACTTTCCTAGAAGAGGCAGATATCTCTGCAAAGTTCTCAACCGCTGATTGAAAATTGAGAGACGATTTAAGAAGGTTTACGTACTTTAAAGTTTCTTGGACGCCAGCTCTAAACTCTGCTGGGTCAAAATCCATCTCAACAACATCTCTCTCGATTGTTCTTGAACTCATGAAACTACCTCCCGTACTAGGCGTTCTCTGAGTCCGTCGTACACAGATTCTAAGGCGGGATTAATAAAGTCTCTACCAGAGACATACCCACCGTTTCGGGTGCCATGACCGTATTGTAATAATATTACCAACGGCGCAGAGCCGGCCATAACACTGTTTGACCAGATTAGCTTGTATCCAGTTCTTTCGGAGCCTTCTATTCGATAGGCCCATGAACTAGCCGTTTCACCGGTATCCTGCGGAGTGGCACTGCTTAGAGCGGAAACTCCTTTGGCGCCGTATTCTTCAAGAATCTGCCTAAAAGTTATCTCGTCTAATTTTTCTAAGTGCGCAATAGTTTTTCTAAACTTTGGTGTGGATACCTTTAACATTATGCTATCCTTTTGAGCCATACTTTTTACGCCGAGCATCATTAATGGCCCTGTTCTGCCTCAAGATTTCAGATTTAGACATCTTCTTTCCGCCTTTCTGTTCGACATTGCAAACATCTATAAGGGCTAATAGCCGGTTTAGATGCCACTTTTCGAATTCGACGGGTATCTTGAATATGGTCATCCAATAGTAGATTAGTTCGGAAGTAATAGTGCGACCACCTCTTGCTCCGGATGACTTACCATTCCTAAATATCTTTGTAGCGGTCTGGGGAGACTCAATATAACGTTGAATCTCTGCTCCGTGATGCGCTATGAAGTATCTAAATATAGGAGGATCTAGTTCTCCTATTATCATACATCTAACGTACGATTCTATCTGTTCTCTGGTCTTTTCTTTAGGTTGTCCTGGTCCTGGATGGAACGGGATTTCCCAAATTGACTCCCATTTTGACACGGAGATCAACGAGTGTTCCAGCTTAACCTTTAGCGGCTTCGTTATGGTAACAAACTCTTGCGCCTCATCGTTAAACAGCTCGATCTCGGTTAAAACGATCTCTAACATGACTTACTCAGATGGCATAACTGCTTCAAAGAAGTTTATAGCTTTCTGTGTATCCGTTAACAACTCCATGAATAGAGTTTCATAGGCCTTAGAGTTCTTGAAGACGATTAATGCCTCTTCCGTCTTAATGAATTGACCAGTTGGAGTCCGAATGCCGAACGCTGTAAAGATTAGACGTTCAAAGAAGTGCATAATCTGTTGCTTATCTTCGTTAGCGATGAAACTATTGATTGTGGCTTCTAATCCAGCTGGGAATTCCAACTCTAGTCTGATCAATTCTGGTTTACTAATGTTAAAGAAGTGGTTTTCTTCACGGGGAACACCGTCGTAATCTGTGTATTTAATGACTCGTTTTTGCATGATTAGTATCTCCTTGTTAAGGTTTTTAAAAAGGTACAGCCCTATACATTAAGAGCTGTACCAAAAAGAATTACAGAGCGTCGATAAACGCTTTAATTGCGTCGGGCAAAGGCAAGTTGGCAACCACGGCTTCGGCGCCAAATAGCTGCTCGCTAATCCACGTTACAACGGCTGGATCAGCTTTCGTGGTGTCGATAACAACCATGGATGTCGGGCTTTGACCAGCTACTGATACGGGCGTTGTCGTAAAGTCCCAACTAAAGGCTACAGCTTCGGGCGAGTCGTTAACGGTATTATATGCGCGCTCGGAAGGAGCTGCTTTACAACCGTATACCAGGTGGATCTTATATCCAACCATATCGCCGCCCGCTTCGGTACCGACGCGAGTGCGGTAGGCAAGACCAAATGTTTTACGGGGCTGTTGGCCTACGCTAACGCCTGTGTCTAAATCTACGCCACCATCACACTGCATGAATTCATCTGGGAATGTGTAGGCCTCAATAGACCCACCAAGGGTTTCCACAGATGTCAACGTAGCGTATTTGGCATTGTTGGCCCACAAATCGGTCGGCTCAGCGCCACCGGGCGATTCGGTTACAGCGGTCAAACCTTCCCACGGCACACCTAACGGATATGCTCCGTTTGCGTCGCGTACGTACAAAACGCCTTGGTCTAAACCACTTTCATAAACTTTTTCGGTTCCTACGTTCCAGACTAAAGCAGTCATAGTTCGTCTCCTTGTTAAATAACATTAATAAAAATTCTAAAGACATCATGTGTTAGATCGTCACTTAAAAATGATGACGTGTGTTTTGCTCCTGGGATGTTTCGTAGTATTACAGATGGATTGTCATCGCCAGGAAGCGGACAAATATAAGTAACTTTAAAGCGTGTGCCCCCAGCATAAAATATGTTGTTAGCATGGGTGGCGGTTAACTCTTCAACGTCGTATACAACACATGGATATGTCATCACCAATGTACTAGATGGTCTAAAATACAAAGGAATACCAGGTAGGGTGGTCTGTAGCATTGCGTGAAGCTCTAATCTATCCTGCTCCATTATACAGTCCTCCCATGGCTAATCTAATCTTTGGCCTAATATACTCAATGGACGTGATACTCCACTTCTTACCCTGCCACTCAATATATAAAGCATTCGCAAAGTTTGCCATCGAGGACTCAGGAGCCACAATAGCTAGAATATGATTAGCGGTAACTGTCTGCTGATCACGTTCTCCACTAGACCAGCGAACTGGTCGTAATTGAATATCCCCCTGATACTTAACCCTTAGTATGGGTTCCGTAAATATACCAGGGGGACCTTCCACAGGTTCACCTTTAAAACCGATGAAACCCTGATAGCGAGACATCTAATTACAGTTCGCCAAGATTTTGTTCGATAATGACGGCCGATTTCGGAATCGTCAATGCGCCACTGATTCGAGTTTCCAGCAGATATTTATGCTGGTTAAAATCAATGTCAAAATCTTCGAAGAACGTAGTTTCACCACCACGATCAGCGCCAATTGTGTAGTCTCGAAGGTCTACCAGGATGCCGATCAGTTTGATAGTATCCAGTCCATCCAAGCGGGTCACGTTATCCATCGGGGTTACCGTTACGATTTCAGATACATTTAGTGCTGCTTTAAGGGTGTCCATCGTCGGATGAATACGGCGATTAGTGGTATCGCGAACCAACAGCATGTTAGTTACAATAGCCCGAGTGGTATACAATACGGGCTCGCCGCTACCCTTATAGTCCATCTGAGCAGCCATAATAGCGTCGACCATCTCAAGATATGTGGCGTCTGATGCCAAATATGGCGCGCGGTGGGCGTACACAGCATGGTCGCTGTAGATAGGACGAACATTCTCTTCTTTGATCTTGTCCGGGCTAATGGCTTCACGGCCGTCGCCGATCAAAATAGCCCGAGCAACTTCCTCACGAAGCTTCAGACGCATTTCCATCTTGAGCCAGACAACTACGTCAAAGGACGTAACGTCGATAATATCGTCACGGTCCAACTTACTCTTCTTGTAGATGGTTTGCGGGGTGGTGACGCGGGTAAATACTGGGAACACTTCATTGAACTTTTCAGCGCCAGTAATATAACCACGGGCTCGTGCCTCATCGGCCGTAATATCAGCGTATGCACTCTTCACTCGGGAAAACGGGCTATGAGACGTGGCACCAAGTACCTTTTCTACCCACGCCATATCCTTACGTGCTGGGATCGCCGGAGCGTTTCCGCCAACCATTTGGGCATCTGGGAACAGTAGTTCAATATCTTTAATACCATACGTATCCGCGTGCGCGAGAACCACATCTCGCAAGGAATTAGCTTTTGACGTGCGGGCCGTATCCACCATACCATTCATAGCATCGTGGGTCAAAATCGCATCTTGTCTTTGCTCTTCGAAAATATTACTCATAATTGGGTCTCCTAAATCGTCGGATTGTGAAATATCGGCATCGGAAGCTAAACTTCCTGCCATAGCATAAACAGCAGTTTTTTGTTTTTCGGTAAATGTTGCCCAAACATCAGCGACTGTTTCTTCGCCCTTATTGGCAGATCCGGTGGACGATAGTTCCTCACCGATCGCTGATGCAATAATAACAGCAACAACAGCTTTTTGTTTTTCATTTAAACCTGATAAAATATCACCGATTGTTTCATCGTCACCGTGTGTAATTGGTTCGTTTGTTGGTTTCATATACAGCTCAATTTCTTCTCCAGAATGGATAATAACAACGCCGTCTAGTACTACATCGGATTCAAATGGGTCATCCGAATGAGATACGACAACGTCGTCAATATGCGCGCCTGGGTTCGATCCAGCAAACACCAAGCTAACCTCACGGATCATTCCGTGCTTAACAATAGCCTCAGCAGTCTGTTTAACTTTGTTAGCCCAAATCGAAAGGTAGCGAATATTACGAGCCTTAACAATTTGTTTAGCTTTTACGCCGGAGTCCGTTTCATTAAAATGGGCAAAGGCTCGAATGCCGTTATCAACGGCTTTCAAAATAACGTGTCCCAACACATTATCGATGTCATCGTGCTGATGGCGCCATACCAATGGTACGGAGTCACCATCTTGATGAGCAAAAGCACCTTTACCAATGGTTCGGCCGTCATTACACTTTACGTCGTAAACGGTCGCCATACCTGAAAAGTCATATGGTTTGTCGTCTGCCATACTTTATTGCTCCTTACTATCTGCGGACTTTTGTGGATCGGGCGAACCCTTCTCATTATCCGCTTTATTCAAATTTTTGTTACGTTCATGTTGATGGCGCCATACTAACGGTACGGATTGACCATCTTGATGAGCAAAAGCGCCTTTACCAATGATTCGGCCGTCATTACACTTCACGTCGTAAACGGTCGCCATACCTGAAAAGTCATATGGTTTTTCGTCTGCCATATTTTATTGCTCCTTAGTATCTGCGGACTTTGGTTGAGCTATTGGGCTCTTTTCGTTATCCGCTTTATTCAAATTTTTGTTACGTAATTCATTAGCATCGGGATCATCAGACGGTCTAATCCTGAACATCTTAGTTCTTGCTTCGTTGCCACTTAGTACTTCGTTCCGCAATAGCTTATCAGCAGCTTCTGCTAGCGAACTAATGGATGCCATTTTGAAATTGTTGGGCATAGCCATAATTCGTTGTCCTTGAGCTATTGCCGTTTCTGTTAAACAAGCAGACATTAAGCCATCAGTGAGTGCCTTAAGAAGGGGCTCCAATGTTCTATTATAGTATAAATTCAATTCTTCCTCAGAAGCGGTTCCATTAAGAATTGATGGGGTTAGCCCGATCTGGTTATATAGATCTTCTTTCAGAGTTTTTACGCCATCCAACAATGTATTGTTGACGGGTCGGTTTAGTTGTGTTACTTTCTCGGTAGACCCTATGTATGCGATTCCGTATGTTGAATCATACAGTTGTTTTTCAATAGCAGATCGTCTTTTCTCAGCCTCTTCTTGTCTGGTAGCGGCTTTAGTGCTGTAAGGAAGTTGTAGAATTAAATCTAATCCTGGAGAACCAACACGACCGTCTGATAAATCGAGTAACGCTTGTTTGTCTATTAAACGCTTTAGCGTCGAGTTTGGTTGATTCATGACATTGTAAAAGGGGTTGTATACAACTCCAACGTAGCTCTTGGGTAGTACTTTTTCTACTCGTTGTCCAGTTATCTCATTATAAATGCTGACTTGAACAGCCTTATTATACCATTGGGTAACGGTACCGATTCGGATAGACCAGATATCATAGCCGGTTGTGTCTAATGGGCTTTTTGAAGTCTGTATAGGCACAATAACACAGACACCTTCCTCTAGCATTGTCGTTATGGCGTCCTGTACTAAAGCAACGCCCGTTTGATCTATGTTAGCCTTGCGAACTAACCGATCATCGACACTACCAAATCGGTAGTCTAGAAAAGATTCGTCGTCATCAACGACCACGTGACGAATCGGAACCAAAGAGGCATCTACTGAAAAACGAGTGGTAATCGGCGCTAAGACCTTACTGCTTGAGTCTCTCCACACCCTAGAATATAGAGCGCTTGTAATTGTAGACGGCCTTGTTTGATCTTCGTCGAGTCTCTCATCATTCGATGGCTCGTCAACGTTTGCCAATATGCTGTAAGCTTTTTTGGCTCTCTCTAAAAATCCAGCCATACGAGGCCTCCTTTTGGTTAATTAGATCATTCTGAAGCTGGCTCAATATTAGCTGGCAGTTGATCTGTCATGGAGGCTTTTACAATACGCCAATACTCAGCTTGACTTGCTAGAAGCACCAAAATAAACAACTTAACAACGTAGTCAACCGTAACGATGTCGGGAACGATTACATTGTTAACAATCATTGTGGCGATGGCTACTAGCGTTGCGATGAAGACGGTAAGCAGTTGAGTCATTCGCGGGCCTAGCTTGTAGAAGTTTTTGATCCTGCTAATATATGGAACAGCTGCTGCTCCACCGACAAGACTCAGTAGAGCTGAGGCTCCGGTCATAACAGTACTCCACTCAATCTGAGATAGAGCGTTAAAAATCTGTTGAATAAAATTACTCATGTTTTTGTCCTTTACATGTATTGATCTAGGTTTCTTGTGTAAGAGATATAGGCGTCCATCATAGCAGCTACAGGGTCTATCTTAGCTTCGTAACGTCGTTTGTAAAGTTTTCGGTTACCGTTGGTGTCCTCTAATACCATGGCGTTACCCATAGCAAATGCCATAATATCTTCATCGAATAAAATCATTCTATCTTCAGATAATGATTTTAGATCTCCCAATGGAACAGACTCCGTTCTAGCACCTTGTCTAACGGCTTCAACGCCAAAGGATCCATAGTCGTTCTTATACCTGGCTACGAACGCTTCTGAGTTGTATGGGTCGTATCCAAAAGACAAACAGTGGTATTCTCGTTTAACAACTTCCTCTTCGAAAATATCGTAAACATTATCCATGTTAAGTACGGAACCGTCCATTACTACTAGCGACCCCTCTTTAATGAAGCTTTCGTATTTAACTCTAGCTGCCGGTGGTAATAACTTTAACGTTCGCTCCGATATAAAATTTAAACTTTTTACACCGAAAGAACCATCACGCACTGGAAACCAAAATACAAAAGAACAAAAATCGTCGCCTTGAGACATGTCAGCTCCTAAAGCACATTCCATACCTCTATACGACCGCTTTTTATGTGGCCTAGTTTCTTCATAGGTGAAGAAATATGTGTACCCTTCAGTTGGGATGTTGAAGCGTTTAGCCAAAATATCGTTTCTAGCAACAGGAGCTTGTTCGGCTCTAAGAACATCGCGGTGATATGTTTCATAACTAACCGTAATACCTAAATTCGGTTGGGCTTTTGGCCATAGCGCTGGTTGAGCGACTTCTTTAATGTCGTCAAGCTTGTAGTAGAATATCGATGTGTGTGGATCGTAGTAATCCCCTCGTAATATCTTCATAAGCTCTAGTTTAATACTGTCGCCAGGGCCGTTTCGTACAGTTCCTTCCGAACTAGCTGCTACAATAATGTAATCGTCTAGTTTAGAGGCTCCCTGCTCTATAGCGCCGATGGGATCTTCTTTTAGATCTCCAGACAGCCACTCGTCAACTGTGGAAACCATTGGTCTAAGTCCCTGTAACTTGTTAATGCTCATCGGGCGAATCTCTAATAGGGAACTAGTCAAATAATTCTCTATTCCCTTTTTAGTAGGTGACATGAGTACGCCCATGTTGCTTCCGAATCTCTTTACATATGGGCTTTTTGTAGTTAGAAATTTGAATAGTGGTCCTGGAGCTCTTGTTAATGCGGTTCGTATTGGCGACATCACCTCCTCGGCCTGCTTCATAGTCGGGGCAGTGGTGATTTGGTGTGTCGTCAAACCACTAACACTTAGAAAATACGATTGATTAAATGACAGATACATACTTTTAGCTCCACCGCGTGCTAAAATAATGTATTGCTTATTAACTAACCTTTTAAAATATGGTTTTTCAACAAGCTTACCGTCTACGAATTCGGCTTTGGTGGCTATGTAATACCATCCGTGTAGTTGTTCGGCCCAAAGTTTAAACGTGTCCAACATAGATATGGCACTACCATCAGTCTTAGTTAATTCAGTCTCTGAAAATGCTCTGAAACCTTCGACAGGGCCACCGTAGTAGTAAAAATCCGGGTTTTTGATTAGCTCGTCGATGCGATTCATCTCTAATGAGATTTCGTAGCATACTGGTATTTCGCCACGCATAACCCGGCGTCTAAACTCACCATAGTATGGTGGGGTCGCGGTATTTGATGGCGGATTAATCATTAGATTTTTACTAGTAATAGATTGAAGACAGATAATCTGCTGCCTTTGCAGCCGCTACACCAATAACAGCACCAGCAGCCAATCTTGAACCAAGCTTAATTGTTTCTTTTGAGAGGTCTTTAAATTTCATATTTAAAACTCGGTCAATAGAATCACGCCGTTCTTTCTTGTTATTGGCGTGTTGTTTTTTTACAGTGTCTACCGCCTTCCTAACCTTTCGCACACCCCATTTCATACCGGGAACACCATAGTGATAAAATTCATCTGACATAATAGATCTCCTTACTTGTTTAATCTTGAATTTAGTGCTGCTTTAACAGCAAACCCAACGCCAACAGCTACTAGCTTATTAGCGTAGTTTGTGGATTGATTCTTTATAACGCTTTGTACAACTTTTATTGCGGCCGGCTGTGGAGACACAGCATCTACATAGCGTTGTTCAAGATTTATCCGATTGATAGCGTCTTGAAGTTCTCGGTCTGTCATAGACTTAGCCTTGGAGCGCGCAATAGATCTAGAGGTTCTATCTTTTCGCACGCCCCATTTCATACCGGGAACGCCATAGTGATAAAATTCATCTGACATGACTACACCTCATACGTTAGCGACGCCTCCAATATGATTCGTTCCTCAAGCTCACTCAGGTATTGAGCGGTGCTGTTTCGTACCGTTTCATTGGCGGTTCTATCAAAGGCTGCGTTAACAGTTCCTGGTAAAAATAGCATAACCAAACTCTTTAGCGTTGGATTGTCTATAACAGGCCACATAGTATCTTCTTCAACAAATATGCCGTCATAGGGTGTCAC